CTATCAATTTGATCTGATCCTGATTTTGGATAAAACCAATTTACTTCACTATAAAGAGTATTGTGTTCTGCATAAACTATATCTGTTGCATTATAATTTATCCCTAAATTATTTGAATTTGTTGTAAAAACAAAATCTTCAACTAAACATGGTAATGATTTAACTGTACCATCAAATACAAAAAATCCACCTTCACCTGACATCCAAAATACTTTACCATCAGAATAACTTAATGCGTGTTGACCAATCAATCCACAGTTAGTACCAACTTGTCTTACACTAAATGTAAATGGTGGACCAACAAATTGAATTACATAAGCAGAGCTATCGGTTAATACTAAAGTATAATCTTTACCAGATACTGCTCCAACAATTCTATTTCCTTTATCTAATCTAAATGTACCTGCAGTATTAACTGCAGTTGGTGTATAATCATTTAAGTCTTCTTGATTTGAAAATCTTATAAACATTGGATCCTGAGTCGTAGGATCTCCAATAGTTGTTTCCGTTCCAAAATGAAATAAGTGTCTATCTCTATCAGATACTTGGGTTAATCTTGATGCAGTTGGGTTAGCTGAAGTTGAAAAACCAGATGTAGATTTAGATGCTCTAATTGTTCTAGCACCTGATGCTCCTGCATTCCAAGTAAAAGTTTCTCCATCTCTAATTGTTGCAACAAGAACTTGTCCATAGTTATCAAGACTCCAGTTTCCTGGATCCAGGACTACAGAACTTGTAGCTCTTTCAGTTCCCCAAGTAGAAGTATTCCATGTAGAAGTACCCCAACCATAACCTACAGTTTGAAAGACAGGACCTACTTCAACATAAGGATTAACAGTTGCAGCCCCTGCTGCAGTCATGCCTGTTCCTCCTTCAGCTCTTACAGCTTGAACTGTAAACGTATCTATGTCTGGAACGGTTAAAATTTCATAAGCTACTTCTAATTCTGTTGCTGTATAATCTGAATCACCTGTAACAGTTACACCAGATAAAGTTACGTATCTTCCAACTTGTAGACCATGAGAACCTTTATTAACTTGTAAAACATTTGAGCCATTAACAGTTGTTAATGTGCATCCTGTTATAGCTGTATCCAATGGTGTGATATCAAAAAACTGTTCTCCATAATATAAAAATAAACCTTGTGAAGTTCCAATAGCTGCATATCTTTCACCCGCTAATGATGTCCATGCATGCTGTGCACGTGCCACTCCAGGTAATGTTTCACCTGCAATAGATAATTGATTCCAACCACCTATCTTTTCAGGTAATCCGTATCTAAATCTAACAAAATCACCATCAACCCATTGAGATTCGGCTCCTGAGTCTGTGATCATTTTGTTAAAACCAGGCTTGAAATTTAATTTTTGTAGCATATAGTAGAATATATATTAGTTTTATAGAGAATGAAAGTAACATAATTATGAATAAAAAAATAGAAAATAGCTTAAAATGTTAAGAAATTTTATTTATATAAAAGATAATTTTTTATCCTATAAAGAATCCGATAATATAATTACATTTTTTAAAAAAATACCTAACAAAGAATTTTATAAAGATGGAAAATATGAAGGAGTTTTCTTAGGTGATAAATCACCTTATTTAAAAGACAATAAGTTATCTTTTTTAAAAGGTAGGTTTCAAAATGAATTAGACGAATATATAAAACTTTACCCAGAAATAAATTTTGTTTATCCTTTTTATTTAACAGAAATAAGATTTAAACACTGGAAAAAAAATAATTATTTTAATATATGGCACTCTGAGCACAGCGGACAAAATCCTTACAGAATTTTAAATTTTATGATTTATTTAAGTAATCATAATTGTGGAACTCAATTTTTAGACAAACGAGTAATAAAATCTGAAAAAGGAAAGCTGGTGATTATGCCTTCTTATTTTACTCATACACATAGAGGTATGCCTTGCCCTGAAAAAAAAGATAGATACATGTTGAGCGGATATTTTAATTTTAATAAAATAGAAAATAATACTTATGAATGAAAAAACAGTAAATATAAATAACTTTATAGGTATATACGATAACTACATTACTAAAGAAGAATGTAATAAAGCTATTAAATTATTTGAAGATCAAAATAATTTTAACAATACTATTAATAGATTAGGTTTTGAAAAAGCATCTATATTACAAAAACAAGATCAACAATTTTTTGCAGCTCGAAACAATGTGAATGTATGGTGGGAATCTTTAAAACCTATGATGATTAATTTTGATTTAGCTTGGAATCATTATATTAAAAACACAGGAGCTTCTGATGCTTATGGAGTTCCTTTTTATTTTACAGATTTAAAAATACAAAAAACTTTACCCACAGAAGGCTATCATATTTGGCATATAGAACATAATAAAGGTTATGAAAATGAGCCACGAGCTTTTGTTTTTTCTATATATTTAAACGATGTAGAAGAAGGTGGCGAAACAGAATTTTTACATTTTTCTAAAAGAGTAAAACCTAAAACAGGTAGAATAGTTATATGGCCTGCTGGTTTTCCATATTTGCACAGAGGTAATCCACCTTTATCAGGTGATGGTAAATATATATTAACTTCTTGGATGATGTTAAGATAAATATGACAAATTTTCATATTTTAATTAAAGATAATTTTTTTGAAAAAGATTTATTAAATAAATTACAAATAAATGTAATGCAGCTTAAATTTGATGCGCAAAGTAGTGGTTTTTTTAGAAAAGGAAAAGGTCTAAAACACACTAATTATGATAATAAAAATCATACTTGGTTTTCTGTTCCTGTAGAAGAAGATGTAGAAAAAATTATAGAAGATAAATGTATAAAATTATTTAATAAAAAATTAAAATTAAATTTTTGTTTTTACACTATTTTAGGAAAAGCACATCCGATGCCCCATTGTGATTTAAAAGAAACTTGTCACTACCAAGCTGTTATTTATATCAAAGGTAATAAAGAATTAAATAAAGGAACAGGTTTTTATAGTAAAGATGAATCTGGTTTAGAATTAAATACACATGTAGGATTCAATGAAAACAGAGTAACTATATGGGATTCAAATACATGGCATACACCATTAAATTTTGCTTCTGATGATACAACCAGGAGGTATTCTATAATATGTCAGTTTGAAAAATTAAGATGAGCTATAAGAAGTAGGTCTTGATCCTAATCTAGCAATCTTGTCGGCTTCACTTTCACCTTCTACATTATCTGCATCCCAATTTGATTGTAGAACTGATAAATGATGTGTATCCCATTTAGTAATAAAATCTTCAAAGTCACCTAAGTTAGCATCTTCCCAAGTAGAGTGTGGAGTTTCATCTCTATATTCTACACAATGATTAGGGTTACTTGTACCATATTGGATTGCCCAAATATTAGAAAATTTAGATTGACTCCAAAAAGAATCATCAGAAATATTATATCCAATCCCTTCTGAAGCACCTTCAGCATGATTTTTAATAATTATTTTGTCTTCAAATACTATTGTCCAGTTTCCTTTACTTGCCATAATTTCTCCTAAGTTTTAATAATATAAATAATTGTTAAATAAGGTTGTATAACTGAAGTTGCATCTCCAGCAAAATTTGCACTCATGTTATGAGCGTGACCAGAACTAGAACCTGTACTACTTGTTGCAGGATTAGCTTGAGATAGTGCAGGTCTGTCAATTGATACATTTCCTCCACCACTCTGATTTGAGTTAGATACTGTAAAAGTATGTGAGTGATTTGCAAGTTGTGCTGTAGATAAAGTTGCATTCGCTGTTGAACCTGCAACGTTTCCAGTTGATGTTACAGTGTTTGCTCCACCAGTTGATGCTAAAGCTTTGTTGTTAGATTTTCCAACGGGTACGTTATCTTGTAAATCAGGAACGTTAAAATTACCGCCTCCTGGATCACCATAAGTTGTACCAATGATTGCAAATAAAGCTGCATAAGTAGATTGACTTACTGCTTGACCATTACACTCTAAAAAACCTGATGGAACAGATGAATCTGACCACGGCACAATAGTTGCTGTAGGTATACCTTCAATACCTGTAAGGTTTGCTCCATCAAAATCATATTTAGTTGCTTCGTAATTAGCCATATTATTTCTCCGTGTAAGTCCATCCTGTTGTAGCATCTCCAGAATATACTAATCCAAAAGCTGCACCTTGAGTATTAACTACAAGATCAGATGCTGCATTAGCTATATTAGAAGAATTTCTACCAACAGTCAATGCGTTAGTATTGAAATCATATCCTTGATCAACAAAATTTACTTGATCACCTATGCTTGGTGACGCTGGTAGCGTTACTGTAACTGCTCCACCATTTGTATTTACTAAAAGTTGAGCTCCAGCTTGAACTGTTTCTGCTGCTGAAACTGCTCTCCATTTTCTAAGTTCACCTGCTTTTACAACATTAGTTCCATCAGAATATAATGTGTAAGTGTGACCTTCGCATAAAAGTACACCTGTTCCAGATGTAGTTTTAAAAGTTAAAGTATTTCCAGCATGATCACATGCATCTTCAACTATGTAAGTTTTTTCTACTGAATCTGGAATAGTAACATTTAAGTTACCTGCAAGAGTTCCTGTTAATTTAATAACTTCATTTTTACCATTTGATAATGCACCATTTGTAAAAGTTAAAGCTCTAGATGCGTTAGTTACGTTAAATGCGTCATAACCACCAATTGCTTGTTCAAGAATTAGTAAGTTAGTATTTGTAATTTGTCCCCAAGTTCCTGAGTTTTC